GATGGATGAACGCGAAAAGATACTTTCCGCGCAGGGCAATTTGAACTTTGCCGAGGAGTGCCTTGGGATGTGCGGCGTATGAAGTGGTTCAAACACATGGCGGCCAGCGCGGCCGACGAGAAGCTCGCGGCGCTTGTCGGCGAGGGGCAGGAAGCTGGCCTTGCCCGGTACGGCGCCTACTGGAGAATTGCCGAAATGGTAGCTTCCCAAATGAACGGTCCTAACCCATCTTGCTCGCTCTCGTATCCGGTTTGGAGATGGTCTCGGGAGCTGTTCGTACGCAAGTCGTACCTCACTTCGATACTACTTCGGTTTAAAAAAGAGGGTCTACTTATACTCGAAGGTGACCCGAGTTTAGATCAAAGCGTAACCGTCAGAATGCCTAACTTGTTGAAATATAAAGATGAATACTCTCGAAAGTCCGGACAAACTCCGGCCCAAGAAGGAGAAGGAGATATATATACAAATACAGATACAGAAACAAATACAGATACAGAGAAAAGCGGGGGCGCTGTTCCGCCTGAATCTCTGGCTTCTAAACCTCTCCAAAAGCCCGAAGAGAATTCCGCACTTGTGGCCGAGCAGGAAGAGGCGATCTACGAGGCGTATCCGCGCAAGGTCGGGCGAGCTTCCGCTCTCACGGCAATCCGCAAAGCCATCGCGCGCCTCACCGCGGGGAGTATCCACCAGGAGCCAATGCAACCCCATGCCGCAAGAAAATGGCTTCAGCGTCGTGCTGCCGATTACGCAGGATCGCCTGCAGGCACAAAACAAGCCGGCGAGGATTACCGGCCTCACCCGGCCACATGGTTCAACCAAGAGCGGTACTTCGACGACCCAGCCGAATGGAACCGAAATCGCAATGGAGGCAAGACCAATGGACAACCAAAACAGCAATCCGTTCTCGATGATTTTCTCGGGAAGCGAGCCCAAAATACAGCAAACGGCGTGCGCGGTGGCGCTGCTCAGGGAGATGCTGGACAAGCCGGAGAACCCGAGACTGGTAAACCTGTGGGCCCAGACACTGAGCCCGTTCTCTGGTGACCAACTCGCCGAAGCATTTAACACCGTCGCGCTGACCAGCACGGGCTGGCCGACGTTGGGCGACATTACCGAGCCGATTCTCGACGCCGAGTACGCCGCGGATCTCGCATGGCTCCTGCGCGGGCTCAAATTGCACAAGAAAAAATGGGAGGACCGGCCGGCGATCTACGGGCGCCCATTCCGCAAGCCCGGCGCGCAGATGGACGACTGGACCGACGGGCCCCTGCTTGAGGCTGCGATTCCAGCGCCGCAGATCCCGCATCGCCTGGTTCACGCGCTGCAGGTCCTCGGGAGCGGCACGGTGCTCGACGGCCTGGCGGAGTTGGCCCGGCACCCGATGGCCGGCCAGTACGACTGGGATGCGGCCGAGGCGGGTAAGGTGAAGTTTCAAGTCGAGCGCGAGTTTCGCTCGGCCTGGATGATTGTACGGCGCCGCGAGTTGGCGGCATAAAGAAAGCGAAAGGAGAAATTGTGAACGACGAACGGCAAGTAGTGAAATGCCCCCACTGCGACCTGGTGCAATTCGAGCACAGAGGGAACTGCCTCCGTTGCCATCAAGCGATTCTGCCTACGACTAGGGTGCAGCAGCACCACGACAATCCTATAGAGCTTCCCACACCGCCCCAGGGTATACGGGCCCTGGTTGCCGAGAATTGCCGCCGGCTGCGGTTGGCGAAACACTGGAGCCAGCGGTTGCTGGCGGTCCAGTTAGGCTCTCCCCGGACTTACATCTCGAAGATCGAGATCGGGCGAACTTTGCCCAACATGAAGCAAATCGTTCGCTTGGCGACCGCCTTGAGTGTGCCGCTCACCGTGCTGCTCGCGCCAGCAGTCGACCCGCGGCAGGCGCAGATTGAGTCTGATCCGCTCACGCGCGAGATGGCGGCGTATGTCGGCAAGTTAGACAACTCAGCCCGCAGACGGGTGCTGGTTGAGGCGCGGTGGCTGTGGCAGAGGAGGGCGTCGTGAGTGATGAACTGAAAGCGAAGATGGAGGCCGAGTGAAAGTTACCTTGGAAATCACTGGCGTTGAACTGGTCTTGCTCTACTTGGCAACCGGCAACGAGGACGCTGGACGCATTGTAACCATCGCAGCCAGAGAGTACGCGAAACTTCATCCTCCAGAAAGAAGAGTCCGCAAGAAGCGGAAACAATCCACGCGCGTCGAGTTTTCAAGGACACGATAATGTCAGAGAAATGGGCGTCATCCTGCCGCGGAAAGCGGCACTACAACAGCGAGCGCAGGGCCGATGAGGCTGCCCGCGCGTCCCAGGTGGTCTATGGCGTGAAGATGAACAGTTACCCATGCGAATTTCACCCAGGGAAATGGGTCGTCGGCAACACGTATGCCTGCAACGGCAAGCGGGCCCGGATGGAAGCGGTGTTGACGGAACAGGTACCCCCGGAGAGTGCAAGCGTTGACAACCAGCAACACAACTGCTAACGTCGCTATCACTGGAGTTGAACCAATGCGAACTTTGGGCAAGAGGGACACAAACCGCAAGCCGGCGGCTCCGCGAACCGTTTGCGTCGGAATTCGGCTGAGCAAGCAGGATGCCGCAAAATTGCGGAACGAGGCATTCGACGCCGGCCGGACGCTGGCCGGGCATGTTGTGTATTTGCTGAGAAAGGCAGGGGCGTTCTAATGGCGATCTACGAGCAGAAGGAGTCTTACGCGGCGTCCAGATCGGGCGGGATCGGCGGGACTGACGCCTCAGCGATTCTCGGTTTGAGTCCCTGGAAGCGGCCGATTGACATTTACGCAGGTAAAGTCAACCCGCAGGACCAGCCAGAGTTGGACAAGGAGTGCCTCTACTGGGGCAGTGCCATGGAGCCCCTGGTGCGCGGTCGCTACGCCGAGCGCTTCGGTGTGGCTGTCACCGCGCCGGCCGATCTCGCGGCGATCTTTCCCAAGTCCCGCCCATGGCGGGATTCAACGCTGATCGAGGGGCGCGAGTCGTGGATGCTCGGGGCGCCGGACGGTTGGATTCCATCGGTCCATTGCGGGCTTGAAATCAAGTGCGCTTCGCGAAAGTCCGACGACTGGGGGCCCGAGGGCAGCGATGAGGTCCCGGCGCACTATCTAGTCCAGGCGAGTTGGTATGCGGCGGTCTGTGACGCGAAGGGTTGGAACTTCGGCGTCCTGTTCTCCGGCAATACGCTGGCTCAGTACCACATCAACCGGGATCTGGACCTTGAGCGCGACATGATCGAGGCGTGCCGTTCGTTCTGGTTCGACAATGTGCTCAAGCGGGTCGAGCCGGCCATCGACGAGTCCGAAAGTTACGGTCGCTACCTCGCGCGCAAGTTCAGCCTTAACACCGGCAAGGCTCTGCAGCCGACGCCGGACATTCTGCATTGGACGAGCGAGATGAAGTCTGCCGACGACGCGGAGAAAGAAGCAGCCGAGCAAAAGCAGTTGGCGAACAACCATCTGCGCGCGCTGATAGGTGATGCTCAGAAGTGCGTCACGCTACTAGGCACCGTGGGCTGGGTGAGGCCGGAAGAGAAGGACGTTACCGACTACGCCGCGGTGGGCGAGGAAGTGGGCCCGCTGCATCCCGAGATCGTCAAGAAGCACACGAAGCCGAAGCAGGGCACGGCATATTTGCGAGCATGGTGGAAGAAATGAGCGGCGTAACTCTCTACAACGTGTCTCTTTTCTGCGAGCGATGCGGCACGCTGATTATCGTTCACTGGGACCGCGAGCGCAAGCAGATGATCGGCGAGCACTGTGGCAGCGATGCGAGTTACGTCAACGCCTCGGAGCGCGACGAAGTTGACAACTGCCCCAACAAAGGGAAGTTCTTCCGGTCACCAACTGCAATCGAAGTTATCTAACCAGGAAAGGCATGACATGGCAGACCAGCAAACAGCATTAGTTCCCCAGCGGCAAGGCATCATTGCCAAGTTCGGCGAGCGGTACGACCTGGAACCGAACAAAGTTATGAACATCGTCGCTCAGACAGTATTCAAGGGCAGCGACAAGGAGCCGCCCCTTGCGCCTGAAGAGATTGCAGCGGCCTTGATCGTCTGCAATGCCTACAACCTCAATCCTTTCACGAAGGAGATTTACGCATTCCGGTCCAAAGGGAAACTCTTGATCGTCGTCGGCGTCGACGGCTGGGCCGCAATCGTCAATCGGCAGGAGGAGTTGAATGGAATCGAGTTTGAGGAGCACTTCGACGACAAGGGATTCATTCGCGCGGTAACCTGCAAGATCCACCGCAAAGACTGTGCGCTCCCTGTAGTCGTCACCGAGTACACCCACGAGTGCCGGCGCGACACGGTACCCTGGAACACCATGCCGATCCGCATGACGCGCAACCGGGCGTTCGTCCAGTGCGCGCGGGTGGCGTTCTCGATCTCCGGCATTGTGGACGACGACGAGGCGCGGACAATCGAGGGCAGCCCGGAGTTTATCTCCAGCGCGTCCAAGCAAATCATCGACCAGTCAGCAACGCGCACCGAGGCGGTCAAGGCGGTCGTGCGGAAACGGGCGCAGGCCGGGAATGGCAAAGACCACGAGCCGGAGCCGGCGCAGCAACAGGCCGAGCCTGCCCAGGCGCAGCCAGAGCCCGAGAAGCAGCCGCCAGCGCAAGAGCCGGTCGAGCAAGCGCAAGAAGATCAGCCAGAGACAGGCGGCAATCTCTGGTAACAAGCCCGGCCCGCGCATCAAACAAGTTCTCCGGCCGCCGCAAGGCCACAGATGTTGCGCCCGTACCTGAGTCGAAGACGATAAACGGGTAAGGTCGGGGATTCAAACGAGAGGTTAAACTATGTGCCGACACTGCGAACGAATGGTTGAAGACGTGGCAAATAAGAAGATAGTCCATGATTTCATGGAGATCTCTGCCGCCGGGATCAACCGCAAGATCAACGAGGACCTCACTAAGGCATCGACGGCGAAATATCCAGGCTATCCTTCGGGAGAAATGGTTTTCACCCCTGCCATGACTCTCCAGAATCCAGTGACCGCAGATGACATCGATTTGAAGTTCAATGTAACCGCGCACTTCTGGCACGCCAACCCATTCAACGGCACTCGCGCGCAGCAAGAGATATACCGGATGCTGCAATCGGCTTTTGAGTAGTTCAACCGAAAGGAACGACGATGCCATTCCCAACGACGAGAGACGCGCTCATTGCAGCAGGCTACAAGTTTGAGAACCACGGCGTCTGTCGGGGCTGTAAGCGGGAAGTGGAATGGTACATTACTCCGAACGGCAAGAAGTCTCCGTTTGACCTGATGCCCGAGGGGTCTAGTCCTGTAACTAGTCACTTCGCCACTTGTCCCGAGGCAGGCAGTTTTCGCAAATGAACTACCACATCCAATGCGACGTGTGCGGTGGTCAGGTCTGGATTGGCGGTGATGAGGAATCCGATACCAATGTGGTCAATCTTGCTCCGAATGACTACCGCTGGGACGACGCCTGCCAACATCTTGTCTTAGGCGGAAGTTACAC